CCGACAGTATTCGCAGCAGATAGCATTGAGATTAAGCCAGTTAAGTTGCTGCTTGAGCACGACAGAACTCGCCCAATTGGCAAAATGGTGTCTCACAATGTAACTAAGTCTGGCATCGAAGCTACTTTCAAGATTGCCAACACTATGGCTGGAGAAGATGCCCTAATTGAAGCAACTGAAGGCCTACGAGATGGGTTTAGCGTTGGAGCCCAGATTAACGAATGGACAAACAACAAGGGCATTATGCAAATTACTTCAGCGACCCTAGATGAAGTATCTCTAGTTACTGATCCTGCAATTGATTCTGCTCGCGTAAGCGAAGTAGCAGCTTCTGAGAATGAAACACCAAAAGAAGATTCTGATTTAGCAACCGCTGATTCAGAGAACCCAAACGAAGGAGACCAAGTGTCCGACACTACTGCTCCTGCTCCGTCCGTTGAAGAAGCGGTTGAAGCAGCTAAAGCAAATATGGTTGAGGCAGCTCGCCCAGCCTTTTACACAACACCTCGCCTTGAATTATCAAAGGCGAAATATCTTGAAAATAGCATCCGCGCTAAAGTATTTAATGACGATGCTGCCCGTCAGTATGTTCTTGCCGCTGACGATACTACTTCAAATAACTCGGGCTTAATTCCAACTCGCCAATTAACTGAAGTAATTAACCCACTTTCACAATCAGTTCGCCCAGCAGTTGAGGCAATTTCTCGCGGCGTTCTACCAGATGCAGGAATGACTTTTGAAATTCCTAAAATCACAGCAGTTCCAACTGTTGCTGATGTAAATGAAGGCGATGCAATCACAGAAACAGGAATGACCTCGGAATTTTTGAGCGTTTCAGTTAATAAATTTGCGGGCGGTCAGGAATTTTCTGTGGAGCTCCTCGACAGATCTTCGCCCGTCTTTTTTGACATTTTGGTTTCTGAAATGGAAAAAGCGTATTTGAAGGCAACTAACTCCGCAGTTTTAACACAACTTGCAACAAGCGGAACTGATGGTGGAAATCGCACAATGTCTAATGTTAATTTCCAAGATTTTATTTCGGATGCTGCAGTTAGCATTTATTCAAATACTTTTGGATTTGCTCAAAACATTCTTGCTTCGCCAGCCCAATGGGGTGCAATTATGAATTTAGTAGATGGCAATAACTTGCCTCTCTATACCAATCTAATTAATCCACAGAATCGCGGCGGTGGAGTTTCTCCAACCTCAATTCGCGGAAATACATTAGGACTTGATTTCTATGTCGATGCAGGACTTGATGGAACTGGCGATAACACTTTAATTGTCGTTAATCCAGAGTCATATACTTTCTTTGAGTCAAGCCGCTTCCGTCTACAGGTGGATACAGTTGCAACTGGCCAAGTCAAGGTTGCCTATTATGGCTATGCAGCCATTGCCCCGAAAGTTGGCGCTGGCGCTTATCTATGGAAAGTTGCGTAGTTAATTAAAAAAAGTGAGGGCCAGTCCGCTCCCGAGCTGGCCGCTCACCTAACTGCTTGAAAGGATGACGAAATGCCTACGATAGTTACGGCCACAGAGCTTAGGACAATTCTTGGCGTTTCGTCATCCCTATATTCAGACGCTTATCTAAACGACATAGTAGATGCCTCGGAGAATCTAGTTCTCCCAATGTTAGTTACTTTCCAAAGCAAGATTAACAAAGTAAAGCTAACAAATAATATTGCTTATTTTGAAACTGCAACAATTCAAGAATTTACAGAAGGCCAATCCGTAATTATTACTGGCTGCGGAGCTCCTTTCAATGGCACTCACACAGTAACCGATGACGAAATTTCAGATTATGTATTTACAGTCGCAATCACCAATGCAGACATATTGGAAAAAAATATCATCCCAGCAGGAAACGCTGCGCTATCTGGATTATCGACCTATGTCGGAAACCCCAATGCTGAAGCTGCTATTCTGGCTATCTCCGTTGAAATCTTCCAGTCCAGAACCGCCGCTGGTGGATCAATCGAAGGCGTAGATTTCGCAGTTACCCCTTACCGCCTATCTAAGAATTTACTTGCCAAAGTAACTGGCTTACTTGGCCCTTATCTTGATGTTGAAACTATGGTGGGCTAATGCCAGCAAGCACAATTGCTACAGATGTCCGAGGAGCTATTAAGACTGCTCTAGCAGGCGTATCTGCCAATATTTACGATTCAGTCCCTGAAGCGCCAATTGTCCCTGCAATAGT